GCTTTGCCAGTAATACTGCTGCGGACCCGCAGAACGGCTCGATGTACTGCTTCGGATTCCCGAGTCTACGCCAGATGTCGGCAGCAATCGTTCTCTTCCCGCCGAAGTAAGGAAAGGGCGCAAGCATTTCGCTCATGATATCCCGCCCGGTCCACGCTGCAACATGGCTGCTGCCTTCAACGCCTGATCCCCGCGCAGCTTCTGCGCCTTCAGTGCCATTTCACCCTGCATCTTGCGGTCCTGCCGGTGCTCCTGCATGGCAAGGCGCGTCATCTCGCGCTGATGCTCGGCGTTCGGATCCTCCGGCATTCTACCCCGATGCAGGATGGCAACGCGCCGATCTTCGCCTTGCTGCTTCACCTGCTCTCGCGCAACCCCTGCTTTCGCGGCTTCGGTCTTCGCCCGGTAGGTGAGCATGTGACCGGTCTGCTTCTCCTTCACCTGCTGAGTCAACTGCTGTATTTGCTGCTGCATCTGCTGGATCTGCTTTTGCATCATCGCCTTCTGCGGATCATCGCCCTCGAAGAAGCGCGTCCCGTCCTGATAGCCGATCATGGCAAAGACTTCCTTGCCCACTTCGGCGAGGTTCATCCCCGGAGGCGGCTGCTTCATCAGGCCCGCAAACGAGTTGATCCCAAGCAGGAACTTCTGCAGCTTCATCATGGGATCGGTGGCACCCATGCCGACATTGACTGACAGGGTGAGTTCCCGGTTCAGCAGATCATCGGTGACTTCATCCATGCCGTATTTCAAGCGCAGCTTGGCGCGGGAGCCCGCCAGAGCCATCACGGTCTGGTCGGTCTCGTAATACTGCTCGAGCTTCATCAGTTGCCGCAGAACCGGCTCTACAAACGTGACAGTGAAGGTGCGCAGCAGATACTCGGTGAGCACCGTTGCCCCGGTGTTGACCAAGCCGAGCGTGCGCATAGGAGTTTCCATCGCCGCCTTGTTGGTCATCACCGAGCCTGCCGAGAAGTTCCCTAGTAACTCGTCCATGTCGGCGTTGATGCGGTCCTGCTCGGCGTAGCTTGACTGGGTGACATCCGGCCAGGACAACTCGCGGATGTCCTTTTCCGGATCGTTCACCAGGGTAATCGAACCGGGCACGTTGCGCACGAGACTCGCGTAGTCGATATCCTTGCCCCTGCGGGCGATCCAGCGCTTCTGCAGGACGAGCTTGACGTTATCCATCCGGGTATTGGCGATCTCGTTCGCTTCGGTCTGCAGGCCCTCAGCGAGCGCCGGAATGGATGTCGGCAGGATGTTGTGCGCTTCCAGCACGCACTTGCCCATGACGTAGGGACGCATGCCGTGGAACACGGTCTCTTGAAGCGGGCAGGGTTCGGTGAGCATGGCAACCGTGCCCAGCGTGTAGAACTCCCAGTCGTGGCCCTCCCGCTTGTGGATGTGCCGATGGATCCACACGATCTGGTAATCCCCGATGGTGCGCGCTTCGTTCTTGCGGGCATCTTCCCGTCCGGTGCGGGCGGCAACGGTAGTGTCCGCCTTGGTCTGCATGGCAACCGAGATGGTAGAGTCCGAGTAGCGCTTCCACTCCCCGGTGCGCATCTTGCCCTTCACGTCCTGCACGTACATCGGAATCATGTGGATGATGTAGGGACTGGTGCCGATGGGATCGGTCCACTTCGCAGCCGGATCGAAGCGCAGGTTCTCGAGCGGGAACAGATCCACGGCAGGCTTGTCCGATATGACCTTGATGTCTTCACGGTCAGGCTTCTCGCGGCGGTCCGCATCGGATTCAAACTCCGGCTCATCGGGCACTTTCTTCTGCTCTTCATACTCCCAGTGAACGTGGGCAATGCAGGCACCCATCGTCTGCGTGTCCTGCAGCGCGCCCATGGTGACCAGGAACCACGGCAGGGATTTCGTCAGCCGGTACTGAAGCAGGTGCTTCATGATGTCGGCGGACGCCTGAGCGCTCTTGTCGTCCATGCGCTCGGCCTCCACCGAGACCACGTCCATGTTGGAGAAGTAGGCCGCTGCCGCCGCCGCCTCGTTCTTTCTGATGATGGCGCGGGTCTTGGGGCGAAAGATCTTCGAGCGCTTGTCGTAGGCCGCGGAGTTGTACTTCGATTTCATGGGGTGCTGGTTGTTGAAGGCTCGGATGGAGTCTTCCCACTTGGGCCGATAGTTCGAATCCACGTAGGAAGTGGAGAAGTCAAAGGCTTCCTTGGCAAGGCGCAGCCACTGTCCTTCGCCGTCTGACTCGTCCGCCTTGGGAGTCTTGGCATAGCGCCGCTCGAGATCACCGCGCTGAGTGAAGCTCGGACCGCCGAAATCGGAACTCGGCGGCTGCGGACGCTCTACGTTGGAGGCCATGATTTAAACCAGAACGGAAGCCTTACGGCTTGACACGGTACTGATGCCGTCAACCGCCCATAGTGCAGGGGCACCCGCGGCTGACCGCGTGATCCCTGCGGGTGTCTCATCCGGCCCGCGCTGCCACCGTACTGCAAGGCTCCCGTTCTGCCCGGGGAACATCAATTATACCTCCGATGCCGCGGATCCGCGCCCTCGAGCCTGGTAGGGATCTCACCGTTCCACCTGCCGCAGGGAAGTCCGGCACGCTCAAGTAGTTCACCACCACCCAGCACTGCAAGCCGCGCCAGATCGCTCGCACTGCAAACGTCTTTCTCCTGGATGTAATACCCGTATGTCCCGAAGTGTGCGGTCTGCCCGCACTTCACGAAAATTCCACCTCCCCGCAGCCCGGAGACTTCCCACAGGTAACCTGGATAATGTGTTTCGAGCGTTGTAGCGACGATCCGCGCGGAAGTTAGATCGTCCAGACCGTCGTCTTCAATGGTGAGGATGTCGCTCATGTCCGCTGTGCCCACCAAGAGGCATCCGGTCCGCACAAGTGATCGTTGAACCGTGCAACGACCGCCGCTATCGGCCCGCCGCGGTCCAGGTCCAAGGATGAACGGTTCGTGCAGTAGTTAAAAGCATACGGGCCTGCAGCGGTGGGCGGGAACTGACACCACTTGCAGGTAATGCACAGCTTAGTGGTATCCGCAGGAGTCGCATACGCTGCCTGCATCAGCACGATCTGGCGCAGGTTCTCGAGCATTGCACCGTAGGCATCCATCTCGTTCAGGCTCTCCAGTAGGCTTTGCCGCAGGGTGCGCGCCTGGCGGCTCCGGCACCGAGCATCTCATCTACGGCAAGCGTTGCGCTCGGCAGACAATCGTAGTCGTCGAACCACATGACCCCGCCCTCTACCATGCGCGGGCGCAGAAAACAGATGGCATCACGGTAGCTCTTGTACTGGTCCACATCCAGATGCACAAAGGCAACCGGCGGCATGATCAGAGCTTGCGCCGATTCCGGAAAGATCCCCTGCACCACGTAGGCATCGGGGAACATCTCGCGGATCGCCCGGAACCCAGGACCGTCGGCGAAGTCTCCCACCTGATGCGAGTCACGCTCGTGCGTGCGATAGGGAATGCCGCTGAAGGTATCGAACAGATACAGCTCGCGGCTCTGCGCCCGCGCAGCCTCATCCAGATACACGGCAGAGCCGCCCTTGTACACGCCGACCTCCATGAAGCAACCGGGCGGACAGGCTCTGGCCATTGCCGCCATCTCGTCCAGGATGTCCCGACTGATCAAGGAGTCAACGTCCAAGCGCACCGTTCCCACCATATGCTGTAAGCCTCCAGAGGCGTATCACCCTGCCCGCACATGCGCAAGCCCTCTTTCGTGCTGGTGTAGCAGATCCAGGCCCGCACGATCCAGTTGTAATAAAGCCGCGGCTTCACGGCCCGCTCTTCCTGCGGTAGATGCCCGTGGTGTAGCGGTCGGTGCTCTGGAACGTGCTGCCGCTGGACCATTCGTAGGCTATGTCGTTCTTGCCCCACTCTTCACCCCATGCGGCAATCGCCATCTGCCGCCAGTCGAACTGACGGCTGGTGACAGGCTTGCCGAGTGTCGGCGGTATATACGGAGTCGAAGCCATAAGCGGGCTGATGCCTCTCAAGTGCCCAGATGAAGAAGATGATCAATAGGACGATCACGATAAGCCATATTGACCAGAACCATTCCTTGCGTCTCATGCTTCATACCTGTTCAGGCTCCAGCCGCTGCGGCGGCTCATCGAAGATCGGATGATCACGCCCGTCTGCAGCTTCCATCACATGCTCGCGGCAATACCATCTGCCATCCCGCCATTCTGTCTCTGCTCGGCGCATGCAGCGGAACACGCAGCAGCGCTCGAGAATCATCTGCTCGTTCATCTGTGCCGCTCAAGCATCTTGGTACTCTCCTGCGGATTGGCTGCGCTCTGAGACCTTGGTTCTCTCCATCTGCAGGGCTCGCTCCACAGCGATGGTACTCTCAGCCTTTTTGGCTGCGCTCATTTCCTTTGGTACTCTCGCGAGATATGGCTCGCTCCTGTAGCTTGGTACTCTCATCTGATATGGCTCATGGCGGGGTGATCGGTGAGTACCACACCGCATCCGGCCCGCACACGTTCGGTCCGCTCGTCGTGCGCAGATCCATCGGCGACAGCCGCGGCTTGAACAGGCCATACACCGGATCGGGCCCGGTCATGTTCTGCCGGTTGTTGCACAGCACGTTCGTGCTGTCAAAGTGAGTACAGTTCACGCAGTAGAGCATTTAAAGCTGCGCTCCAGCGTTTTGGTACGCTCGCATGTTATGGCTGCGCTCAGGGTACCTAGTACTCTCCGACGCTATGGCTCGCTCTCCCATTCTGGTGCTCTCACCTAGTATGGCTCGCTTCCGCTTCCTGGCACTCTCTGGAGATCTGGCTGCGCTCTGCAACCGTGGCACTCTCAAACGTCATGGCTGCGCTCTATCAACTTGGTACTCTCTAGGGTCATGGGCTTTCACACAACTTCCGGCTCGAGCACATCCTGCGTGATGATCGCAGGTGCTACCGGTTCCATATCGTAAACTCTGCTTGCTGCGTCGACGACATCCTTCTTGCCCGCGAAAGGGAAGAAATGAATCTGTTCACGCAGCTTCTGGCTGAGATCGTACAACTTTCCATCCGGTCCTGGCTTGCGTATAGGTCTAGCAATCCGATAACCATGTCCCACCGTGACCATGCGTTGCTGTAGAGTCGTGAGTCTCCTCGCATTGGTTCCAGATCGCAGCCATTCAGCATCAGTTTCATATGGCAGGTGATAGTGCCCTCCCCGGAAGTCCGGCCCCAGACGCTGCACGCGGTCCACCTTCGAGCCATCGCCCTCGCGCGGCCACGCAAGCTCTACAACATCGAAGTACGGTCCTTCCTGCGCCATGCGCTCATTGATGTAATCAAGATCGGCATCCGCTCCATACTTCTCGTATCCAACGAATACTGCTTGAACACCACTTGCCCCTTTCCATCGGATGAAAAGCTCGCGCAGCCGTCTCCATCTCTCAGATAGATCCATCTTGTGGGCGAACCCGTCCAGCAAGTACTTGTTGAGAGCATAATCAATTCCGGTAACGACAAACGCCGTGTCGTCAGAGTCCCGTTTGCGTGAGCGAGCAGGATCGCAGGTGATGTAGACATTCAGCGTCTCCGGTCTTACTTCGTACACGCGCAGGTCAGCCACATCGAACATGCGCTGCGAGCCTGCAAGCGGGTTCTGCAGCATCTGGCAGGCAATCGTGGCCGCGCCCTGATCGCGCTTCTTCTGCTCCCACACATCGCGCGTGAAGAGCACCGGCTTTCCCTCCGGCGTGCCGTCATCCGTCGCTGGCTTCAGCCTGACCCTGGCTGAGCCCTGCGCGATCACCGCTTCGTACGTATCCGCGAAGCTGTAGCGCGTCCCAACCATCCACCTGCGCCCGCCCGCGGTCCCAAGGTTATCGGAGAGCTGCCAGGCTTGCGTGGTCTTGGCAACCTGATCCGGTGTGCTGACGGACTCCAGCGTGACCACATCATCGTACACGAGCAGATCGTAGTGCTTCGCCGTCGGCTGACCGTCTACCAGTCCGTGCGCTTCAACGGATGCCTCCTTCGGATTGCTCTTGCGCTTGACGGTGATGCCGGTCTCGATACCCCACATGGGCGACTCACGCCCAGGATCCTTCCACAGCACATCGGGGAAGAGCGTCTTCAGGTTCTCGTTGACTTCCAGCTCGCGCTTGATCGAGCGCAGGAAGCTCGAGGCAATCGGTCGGGTGTGGCTGAAGATGCCGATGCGCATCTCAGGGTTGCGCAGCAACTCCTGGATCACTCCGCCGAAGGTGATGATAGATGACTTGTAATGCTCCCGCGCCCAGAGATCCAGATAACCATCTGGTGCATGCTCTACTTCACGGCAACGCTCGTAGATCCACGGATGCAGCATGTCGTGGCGGTTGCACAGCTGCACCAGAAGGAAGTAGCGATCCTGCAGGCATAACTCGCGCACCGCGGCGAGGTTCGTGCCGCGCTCGGTGATCTCCTCCCACCAGCGCAACAGGTCAGGCAGGGAGAGCATCGCGTTCCGTAATTCTCCAAACGCTCAGACCGTATTTGCGTAGGGCGTCGTTCAATTGATCAAGTGCGCCAGCCTTCCATTTGTTGCCGTAAGCGTAGTACGCATCACCAAGTGAGTAACCACCGCCGTTACGAATTCGGTTGTTGATTTCTAACTGTCCCGGATCATCGTAATACGGGCGATCCACAATCAGTGGGAAAAGGCCATCGGCAATTGCGCCAAAACCACGGTGCGCCACGTCAGCACAACATCTGAGTCGTGCAATCAAAGGCTGTTTGTGTGAAAGAGCCGCGTCGATTAATTCTCTTACGCTTAATTCATCGCGTCTTGCCTTACAAGCGAGCCCTGCTGGACGTCCATCACTGTTTCTCGTTTCTCCTGGTTTCATTGACGTCGAACGCCTCCCCCCACGTTTGCCTGTAATTCTTACGTTTGCCTGTTCCATACGTTGCTCTCCTCACAAAGCTGTGCTGAACTCGCGGGCGTGGCCCTCACCACTTCCGCAACTCAACCACAACCAGAAGAGCAACCCATGTTGACGCAGATAGACCTTTACCTTGGTGATGCAGTAATCGAGGAAGCTGCGAACGATCCTGTCTACGATCCCATGATCGAGCCGCACCGCTTCACGGGTGCAATGAAAGCTTGGTGGGATCGGTGGTACACGAGCTATCTGAAATCGCTTCGATGGAAACAGCTTTGCATACTGGTGTGGACTCTCCAGCACGGACGCTGCAAACGATGCGCTGAATACATTCCTGAACGTCGAATGGCGGGCAGCGTTAAATGGCGCGAGACGCATCACGTAACCTATGCACGTGTTGGATACGAAAACATTGACGACTTGGAAGGACTGTGCAATGTGTGCCACGAGATCACCGAAGCAGAAAAACACTCTCATCACGGGCAGTGAATCGGCAGCTTGCCCCAGATCAGCACAACGATGATCACCAGAATTCCGATGATGCCCACCAGCGCGCGCACTGCAGCCTGGATCGGCGCGGGCAGGATCGCGATGATGAACGTCTGGCAAATCCACAGCACCGCGCCAACAACGATCAGCAATCCGATGACTAAGAACAGCCATTCAATCATTTCTTGTCCCCCTCGATGACAGTAAGCTCGGTGGTACGCTCGAGCATACCGCGGATCTTCTGCACAAGCGAAGAAGCGGCGATGTGAATCGTGAGCGGCGCTTCATCATCGCCCTCGTGAACGACGATCTGCTTCACCTTGCCGTCGATGCGTTCGATCACAAGCTGTGCGCTTGCGATATCACCGGCTGCAGCCTGCTCTACCAGCACATCGGTGATCTCGCGCATTTTTTGCCCATCGTTTGCAAGCACTGCGCGTTTGATTGCTTCGGTGAAATACCGAGTAGGCTTTGCTGCATTCTGATTTCCAGGCTGTGCGCCACGCTGCATTTGAAATCGAATCCTATTTCTTTGTTTTGCCGCGCCGCTTAGCGACGACTGCGTTCGCCATGCGAATCGCTGCGCCCTCGCCTGCTCCGCGCTTGCGCGCGCCTTCTGCGACGTGAGCCCACTGGCGCTTGGCGGTTGGGGACTTCGCTTTGTGGGTGTGGCGAAAGGCGTCAGCGAGGGAGAAGGGCATGATGCTTCAAACGCTGCGGGTGCGCGTCTTGCGGGCGCCGGTGATGGTTTTCTCTACTTGTTCATCGATCGATCTACCGCGTCCGCCGAGTGTGCGTTTGGCTTCGCCTGCCATTCCGCCGAGGGGAATCTTTGCGGGATCGGGCGCTTGATCCGACTTCGGTTTTTTCTTGAACAGTTCCATGATCACTTGCCTTTTTTCTTCGGTGGGAACGGAGGAGCCTTGCCTTTGCGCTTCTCGTCCTTGGGATATTTCATCAGTCGTCTCCGTGATAGCCGTAGTACGCACCGCCCGTGTAGGCGTTACGCGGACGGTAAGCGGTTGCAACAGGGGAGAGGTAAATCGAGAGGCGCTGCGGGAGGTCGGTGTTGGCGCACATCTCGATGGAGTAATCAAAATCGGGATCGCCGGTGAGGACGTGAGTTCTGCGTCTGTCGGTGGCAGCGCACTCGTGGCAAGGGGGGGTACGCTCGAGAACCTTCATGTTCATCGGCCTTGGAAAAATCCCGCGGAACGAAGGCTCAACTTACATCCCGCGGGATGAAAATGGTCCCAAGAAGACCTACAGACGGCTGCTAGTGCCCGCTTGATGCGAAGGGACTAGCAGGGAGGGTTATACGCTTAAACCGAGCGGGTGGCACTTGCAAAAAACGCGCAGACATGCGTAGACTAGTACGAATTACCTAGTACGTAGACCGGAGCTACAGAGGGAAGACGTGGGTGATGGAGCGTAAAAAGGGGCCGAAAACGCACAAGTCTTCGTGTGAAAAAAAATTCGCTGAGGAGGAGAAAACTGGGAGGAAGTGAAGGGGCGGCGGATGAATTTCGAGGCGTTGGTGCTGTTTCAGGCGGTGTTGAACGTAGCGCTTGCGGTGATGATTCTGGTGCAGATGGTGCAGGTGAGCCGGTTGCAATGGCTGATACGCGCGCTGCAGAAGCTGCTGCAGGAGTTTGCTGCCCATGACTGAGGCCGAGATGGCGGTGCTCAACGCGGCGTTGCGCTGGTGGAGAGCGAATCGGCCGCTGACGTGGGGGGAGCGCAAGCACATCGACAATCCGCTGGTGAACTGCACGAGCAGCGCGCAGACGATCATGCTTGCGCAAGCGGTCGCGCAGTGGGTGGAGCAGACGCGGATGGCGAAGAGAGCGGACGCGCTGAAGGACAAGAAGCTGAACTAACCCCAGTGGTCCAGCTCAGCGGAGAGTTTCACCGGATCGGTGGTGACGATGACGAATGCGCCCTCGCAAGCGGAGTGCTCGAGGACGCGGCGCTGATCAGTTGAGAGCCGCGGCTTGCCGAACTTGCATTCGATGAGGAGCATACGCCCGCCGCGAAGAAGCCCGATGATGTCGGGCGCACCGCGAAAGCCGAATCGGATGAACTGGGAGAGTTTTTTATCGCGGTCGTTCCAGATGCGGCCAGCACCGGTATTGATGCGCTCAGCCCAGGCCACGGCACGGTGCATGCGGCAGACGTGCAGGCAAGCGCTGACCACATCGGTTTCGGGGTTGCGGCTGCGGTGCTTGGCGTAACGCGACTGGGCGGACTCGAGGATGAACTCTCTGGCGTTCAATCGGGAAGCTCCTGTGCGTATGCTTCAAGCGCTCGAGCATGTTGCATGCGAGAATCCGCAGATTTGCGCAATCGTTCTACGTTGTACATGGCTTCTTGTTTTGTCAGTCGTTGTCGCAACCGATAGATGGGTTCCTGGTCCCTTTGGTGTGGCAGCGGATATCTTCCTTGCAGCAAGCCAGAAAACATATCCTCCTGGTACGCTTCATTTTCGTCCGTCCCGCGCACAGGGTCGAACTTATCCCTGAGTCTTTGTCTTGCTATTTGCTTTCCTTGCTCGATTGCCATCCAAAGCAACCGAAAATCTACGTTGGCCTTGTTGCGGAACAGTTCAACAACGCGCGTAGCAACATAGGCCGGTGAAACATCTTCGTCACCGGCCTCTGTGATGACTTGGTCACACGCGGCGCAAACCTGCTCAAAAATATGCTCATCTCTCTTCGGTGGCGCTTTCATTCAAGCACTCCTCAACGGTCGAAAGAAAATCCATTACGCGCGGGACGAGACGCACGACATCGGCACGCATGGATTCGGTCATGCCTTCAAGCGTCTCTTTGACTGAGGTATTCCACGGCGCTTTGCGTTCAAAATCACGCAACTGTCCCCATAGCCACAAAGAGCCGACTGGCATTTGCGGACATGGTTCGCGTGCCGCCTGGATAATGCTGCTTGTGCTGCGTGATGGTGCCCGCAGGTGTTCCTCGAAAACAGCATCCGGAACATCAGCGAGAGCCTGGTAACGCGAAGCACTCTGCCGACTGACGCCGGTGCGCTCGAGAGCTGCGGCATACTCATCCTCGACGTTCGTCACATCATTGGACGAACGTCCCATTGCCGCGTTAGCTCGATTTGCCTTTTCCTGCGGCGTTACCCGCGCCAGTTCCTTAAGCAGCTTCCCGTACTGACGTTCAGCGCGGATGCGGATATCAGACGCTTGGCGCTCCGCATCAATGTTTTTCATCTGTCTAGCATAGACTTCGAGTGCAAACGCGCGGTCGTGGATGTCCTTTACCTCATCGACGCGGTGACACTCAGCAATTGCATGCAACATCGCGTCATAGCGGACGAGTTCGTTCATAGCTGCATGCCGATGGTGTCGCGGGTGCGCTCATCGCACATCGCGACGTACTGCGGATTCAGCTCGCAGCCGAGATACTGACGGCCGAGACGCTGCGCGACACGGGCGGTCGTGCCGCTACCGATGAACGGGTCAAGGACGATATCACCGGGGCGGGAGCCTGCGAGCACGCAAGGTTCGATGAGCTTTGTAGGGAACGTGGCGAAGTGCGCTTCTGCGTACGGTTCGCTCGCCACGGTCCAGACGGAGCGGCGGTTACGAAATTCTGAGGCACACGGTCCGCGTGAATATATAAATCCGTACCCAGATACAGCATTATCCCTGTTGAGATAAGCGCCCTTCGGCATGTTGCTGATCTCTGGAACACTTCCAAACGTAGTTGACCGTTCCTTAATCGCCTCGGCATCGTAGAAGTACCGTTCGCGCTTGCTCAGTAGAAAAATATAGTCGTGCGATTTAGTCGGGCGGTCAGTGACGCTCTCAGGCATCGGGTTCGGCTTTGCCCAGATGATGTCGGAGCGCAGATACCAGCCGTCGGCCTGTAGCGCGAAGGCGACGCGCCAGGGAATGCCGATCAGGTCTTTAGGTTTCAGTCCTGGTGATGACAAAGCCACGCCGTTATTTCCTATGTTACGTTTCTCTAAGCGTGTTCCCGCCCATAAGCAACTTGTCACGGGCGAATGCCGTTTGTAGGGTTTCCCTCGTGCGCTTCCTATCCCTTGGGCGTAGCAATCACCCAGGTTGAGCCACAGGGTTCCGTCATCGGCAAGCACTTCGCGCACGAGACGGAGCACGCTGACCATGTTCGCCACGTACTCATCAACCGTGGGTTCTAGGCCCAGTTGCCCGGTGACGCCGTAATCGCGCAGACCCCAGTACGGCGGGCTTGTCACGCAGGTCTGCGCGCGGACACCTGCGGAAATCCAGCGCGGCAGGATGTCGCGGCAATCGCCGGTAAGAATTTCGTTCACGTCGATTTCTGCTCTCTGAGCCGTTCGAAGATGCGCGACTTGAACGCATCGAAGCTCTCACCGGCAAAGGCACGCATGCCGAGGGACTGCCCAACCTGTGCAATGCCTTGGTTGGTTTTCCACCATTCGGGTGGGGTGACGGTTTTGGGGTTTCGCTTTAGATCTTGACTTCTATCTAAGGGTTTTGGACTCTTGGACTTATCCACAGAGTTATCCACAACCTGCGAGTTATCCACAGGGCTGAGCGGTATAGTATTTAAAGTCGAAGTCGAAGTCGAAGTCGGCGGCGGATGGCAGTCATCCGCGCGCAATTGACGGTCATTTGTCAGCGAATGACGGTCAAATGACTGGCGTTTTTGCGCTAAGTCCCTGAGTTCATTGAACCCAGAACCAGCAGCGGCCGGAGGTAGTTCATATTTTGGCCGAGCTGCCCGCGGTCGAAAGCCGTTGCGCGGAATGAATGCGAGGGAGGAATTTCGTACCTGGTAAGTTCGAATAAGGTCGATTTCCAGCATGTGGCCGATCATTCTGGCAGATAATTCCTGCGTGTCGCCACTGGATGGGCAACGCATGCGCAGGAACCCGGGATTGATCGGAACCAGGCCGAAGTCATCAGCGTTTAGCACAAGCTCGTAATAAAAAGCACGTTCCTGCGGGCTGCAGGACAGGTAACGCTCGGAGGTCAGAATGGCGTCCCGGATGTACCGATTAGGCATGGCTCGAGCGTGCTACGGCTGTGCAATCACCGCATCGGGTTCTCTCGCGCTCTCATCACCCCACTGCCTGCCGTTCTCCGCGGCGTACAGAACGATCACTTGATCCGTGCCGAACGCCTCGCGCAGCGCGCGCACGAAGGCCGCACACTGCGGCATCTTCACGCGACCGGCTTGGCCCTCCGATTTGCTAGTCACCGCCTTGACATTCTTACTAGTGGACTAGTAGCATACGGTTCCGCATGCCCGCAGCGAACGGCACTGTCGGTTGCACAGGAGAAACGGGACACTTGAGAATCCCGCACACTAGGACGCGCTCTCATCGAGCGCAGGCTCACGCTCTTGCTTGCGTCCTCGAGGCTTGGCGCGCTTCTGCGGCTCGTACACATCCTCATCGGGTACGAGCCGCCCCTTCGTTATCACGTACAGCCGCAACTGGTGGAACTTCGGGATGCGCCCGCCGCGGTTGCGCTTCCACCAGGACACCGCACCCTGGCCGATGCCCAACTCCGCAGCCACCGCGGCCTGCGTGCCGTAATACGCCAGAACATCGTCATACGTCATGATCGTCACAGTCTATGCGGATACTAGTAAAATATCAAGATGACCACGGCTGACGGACACGCGCAGGCAGGTAAAAATCCTGTTGAACCGGAGGATGCGCAAGAATTACGCAAGAAACCTGAGCTTCTGGCACGCGGGCGCAGGCTCAAGCAGGCCCGCAAGATGCGCAACCTCACGCAGCGCCAGCTCGCCGAAGGCGTCGGCGTCGGACAGACCGCCATCAGCCGCTATGAGCTTGGCATCGACGATCCGGGCGGTATCACGCTGCAGCGCATATTGACAGTTCTGGAAATCCAATATCAGTGGTATCACGACGGCAGCGGCACGATGGATGTGCAGGCTCACGCCATCTCGGCGGAGGTCATCGAGATCGCTCGAGCGCTGGACCGGCTCCCGAAAAACGTCCGGGAGCGGCTAATTGACGCGATTAAGCTTTGGCTTCTGTCGCACGAGATAATGAAGGACTAGCCGGTATTCGCAGCGCGTTCGCGCACGATCCGCGGGAGATATCTGCATCCACCAGCGGCAGACTTCCCTCTCTGTAAGACCGTGGTTCTTGACCCTTATCACGGTACACCCCTTCATTATTCCCCTGACCGATTCATCAGCGGGCTGAAATTCGACACATTCCGGCGCGTCACGGGACCGTCATTATCAGCGTTCTGCCCGGTTTAGTCCGTCATATTACCGTCAGGTGTGACGGATTTACCTGTATCCGCCTCAAATGACGAGAAAACACTTGACACCTTACTAGTGTTCTCGTACTCTGGCAGCAGTTCAACTCATGCGGTAAGTGCCAGGGAGACAGGGAAAAGTGAATCAGGACACCTTGAGAAGCATCACCAAAGCGCTGCTCGTGGCGCAAGCGCAGATGGATAGCGCTCTTGAAGCGCTGCAGGCGCTGGAAGAATCGGCCATCAAAGCCGGGTGGATCCGTGACCCGCAGGCCGTCGAAGCGCTGCTCACACTGAAGGGAAACCGGTCATGACCGGACGGGACGACTGGAGATGGGGAACGGACCCAGGACCGGACGATAGGCGCACGTTCCGCGAACGTCCCGACCCGATGCCCGATGTCGTCTTCGAGGAAGGCGAGTATGCCTGGTGGGCAAGCCGTGCGGGCGCTGATCACGACATGCCATGCGGCAGCGGACCCACACCCGAAGCCGCACAGAAGGATTTGATCAAGAAGGAATCTGCTTACTATGACAACTGACGTTGTTTTGTTCTCGGTTACTGACGTGCAGGTGATTGCGACCGCCGTCTATAAATCGGGTTTCTTCGGCATCAAAACCGCCGAGGCAGCGTTCACGCTATGCATGATCGCTCAGGCCGAAGGGCGTCATCCTGCGATGGCGGCACTGGATTACGACATCATCCAAGGCAAGCCCGCCAAACGAGCGCAAGCCATGCAGCGTGATTTCCTCACTGCACGGGGCACTGTCGAATGGCATCGGATGGACGACACGATGGCCGATGCTACATTTTCGCATCCCGCAGGTGGCAGTGTCCGCATCACTTGGGACATGGAACGAGCGCGCCGTGCGAATCTTGCAGGCAAAGACAACTGGCGGCTCTATCCGCGCCAGATGTTGCGGGCTCGCGTCGTCTCCGAAGGCGTCCGCGCCACGTTTCCAATGGCAACAGGTGGTCTGTACACACCTGAAGAAGTCCGTGATTTCGATGGACCGCGGGATAACGACCCGCCGCACAACCCGCCGCAGCCCAAGCGCCCGGTACCGAAGGACATGGGACCGGCGCAGGTAGTCGATGAGAGCACCGGGGAGATCACCCCGGCAGCGGCGGAAGATGCCGCACCGAAGATCCCGCAGGAGGGCGAGAATGCCGCCAAGGCTGGCATGATGGCACTCTCGGTGTGGTGGAATTCGATAGGCTATGAGACGCGCAAGGTGATCGGCGCGCAGGGCCTCGCCACGCTCAAGGCGCAGGCCATGAAAGCCGATGCAGAGCTTGCCGATGTTTTCGACACGCAGGAGCAGTCATGAACGCACCCATCAGCCAGGATGATCCGCTGTGGCTGCGTGCCCGCGTGGGATCCCTCACGGCATCTCGCATGCGGGAGGCTCGCGCGAAGCTCAAGCGGGGCGGGGAATCGGCAGAGCGCAAGAACTACAAGCTCGAACTCGTCGCGGAACGGCTCTCCAGCACTGCAGTTGAGCACTACGTCAGCAAGGCCATGCAGGACGGCATCGAACGTGAGCCGCTGGCCGCGGATGCCTACGAAGTGGCAACCGGCACCTTCATTGAGCCCGGAGGCTATCTCACCCACCGGAGCATTGAATACTTCGGCGCATCCCCGGACCGGCTGATTGCCGATGACGGTCTCGTTGAGATCAAGTGCCCTACGTTGCTGACCTATACCGAATGGCTGCTCGAGCCGGGGATTCCGGAGGAACACGTTGACCAGATGCTCGCGCAGCTTGCCGTGACCGGCAGGAAGTGGTGTGATTTCGTCGCGTTCCATCCCGCCATGCCGACTGACAAGCGGCTGATCGTGCGCAGACTCGTCCCGAGCAAGCAGCAACTGGCCGATCTCGAGGTTGACGCGCAGCAGTTCCTGTTCGAAGTGGACGAACTCTACAAGAAAGCCGCAGCCTGAACCCAGTTTACAACCACCAGGAAGACCTAGAACCATGAAACGCTTGATCGCTTTTATCGCGAGTCTGCTGTTCGCTGCCACCTGCTACGCGGGTCAGCAATACAATCCGTTTACCGGACAATGGGAGACGACCGCTCCGGATTCGACGCTCAAGTACAATCCGATGAACAATAGCTGGAGCTATTCAGCGCCGAACGCACAACCGCATTACAACGCGATGGAAAACCAGTGGAACATGGCTCCGTCGAACGCGGTCGAGAAGTACAATCCGATGCAAAACCGCTGGGAGACCACAACGCCCAACTCGAACCTGCAATACAGCCCGCAGAATAACAGCTGGCGCTACGTACCACCCGGTCTACAGCAGCAATACAATCCGTTTAACAACCGGTGGCAATACCCGCATTAAATGCGTGATGACGATGACGGTCTCGGCCTATTCCGCGGCTGGATCATTGCGGTTCTGATCGAGGCTGTCGTCATCGTCTTCGTGATTGACGCTTGTATGATGCTGCGAGGAATGCTATGACACCTCCCCTTGTTACCGATCCGAATTTCGCCGGTCTCATTGCGCAGCTCGAGGCGGACGACACTTTCATTGAGCAGATCCCGCAGGCAACCGATGTGCTGCAGGCCCTTGCCGATGTCGCCCGCATCACGATACAGCGCGACAACAACGCACTGATCGTGACTAGCCTCTACAACATCCTGGTTCTGATTGTTGCGCTCTGGAACCTGCCGCACACGCAGGCAAGCGGATTCGGCCGGCAGATGAACGATGCCATCCGGAGCGCAAAGGCCGTGATCGAACAGGTGCGCACGGCCCTGCGGCAGACCGAGATTGCAATATGAGCATAGATGCCGTAGACGCCTATCGTGAACGAGCGAAAACCGTAACCCTTGATGAGCAAATTGCGTGCGTTGCGCGCGAATTGAGACTGCGCGAGAGCACCTATGCCAAATGGGTACACACCGGGCGCATGAAGCAGATTGACGCCGATACCGAGCTAGCGCGCATGGTGGCAGTGTTGAACACGCTCAAGCGCATAGCGGACCTGGAATTCAACGACCGGCACGCTAGATCGAACATGCAAGCGGTGTGGGACTACTTGAAGCGGGTCAGTCCGTGGGCTGAGTCGAACGACATGGACTGGGCGGACGAGATCATCTGCGGGATATCGCTACTCCAAGAGCGGGCAGAATACCGCCACGAACTAGAGGCATTCGTGCAGCGCATTGCCCAGTGGGGCGAAGAAAGTGGCGAACTAACAGAGCTTACAGAGATACCGAATCCGCAATTCTGGCGTAATCAAGCACGCGAGGTGCTAAAGCACGCCAAATGAACAAAGATGGATAGCGCACTCCTGACTGCCCGCGAGGCAGCCAAA